GTTAGGCTACACTCTTTCTCTGAACCTTGGTACAGTAGGTACCAGGGAGTTTTGTTCACGTTGGTGGTATCCTCTTAAAGAAGGGGAGTACTTGCCAGGCGGTAAAATAGGTAGGGCTTTGGCTAGGGCCGGATGGTTCCTCAGTTTGCCAAATGAACAAACACTTAAGTCAGCTGCCATTGGGTCACTCAACGACAACTATCATGTCCCGTTTGTCAGGGAATATATGCAAAGAGTTTTGGAACTGTTGCCTAGTAACGCCGTTATGGGCGGAAAGCAACAGGAACATCAAACACATTGTAAAGAACGCCACGAGTATACGGAACTCACCTTACAGTTTGTACAGGACAAATATGGGATGACCCATCAGGATTTGTCTGATTTTAAAACACTGTTAGCCAGAGCCACTAGTTTACCCATCACTCTCGACTGGCCGTTGTTAGAACAATGTTTGGCTGTTGATGGTGCCTGAACTACAATAAAATGACAAACAACAAAACCAAATCAAAACAAAACAAGAAGAAGGTAACACCTGGCCCTCAAAAGCCAAAGCGTCAACCTCAACAACAACAGCAAATTGCTCGGAGGCCCACTTTTAGCCCACAAGCCCTTTCCAGGGTTTGCGGCCTTACGGACCCGTTTTGTGATCATGCTCGGGGGGCTCGCTATTACGATAGTAATGGAACTCACTCTCTTGCATATCCACAAAGACGAATGTTCCCCTTAGCCACGAACGCCTCCGGCGAGCTTGCTATGCTGCTTTTACCAAACTATCTCAACGAATGGGCCTTATTTGGCACCACTTCTGCGGGAACATGTACCTATTCGGGTACGATGACTCCCGGCAATGTCTTAGGCAATGTCGGGGATTATCGAATCGTGTCTTGGGGGTTTACCATCAAACACGTGACTACCCCACTCACTGCTAGCGGAATTGTCTCTATTAGAGGCTTCGGCTCTCAAGTGGGTGGTAGTTACGCCACTGTTGATGGGCAAACTCTCAATGCCGACGTCATTTCCGACATTCCACTTCAAGATTGCAAGGATGTTGCTGTTATTGGGCGTAAAGCTAATAACACTTCTGCTTTCTATAGTGACCCTTCCAAAACTGCAGTAACTGGATCATTCGTGACTAGTTACGTCGGGGATGGTTGGGACGTCTATCAAGTGTACGTGACAGGCGCTCCTCCCAGTACTACCATCGCATACGTGGAGTTGTTTATCAACTTTGAAGTCGTATTGGATGACACTACTGGCATGGCACAACTCATGACTCCTCCTCCACCATCTAGCTCCGTATTGCAAGCTGCTTCATCCGCAGTTACCAGTACGGCTACTAGTGTCTTCAAGTCAGGTATTAACTCAGCATCCTCTTATATTAAGCGAGTTGCTTCTACTGCCCTAGCGTCCTATTTTGCTGGACCAATGGCTGGTAGAGCGACCGCCCTTTTACTCGATTAAGCTTCCTCATCGACTAGATTCTTGTTTTAAATTCCGCTTAACCAGCAGCTTGAGATCGTATCTCAGTTCGTTCGTACTTAACAGAACCGAGCGGTGGTCCCCCCTCGTGAATAGGAGACCCGACAGCGCTAGGCGCTAGGAACGCAACCCCGTTATTAAACTACGTTCCGAAGACCAACCATGGTCTGTTTGAAAGTGA